ACATTTGAAAATGCAGTTGTAATAGTTGATGAATTTCAAAATTTAACTCGTTCACAATTTAGAATGGCTTTAGGTAGATTAGGAAAAAACTCAACCATGATATTTTGTGGAGACAACCAACAAATTGACTTAAAAGATAAAAACTATTCTGCAATAGTTGACTTACCTAAAATTAATAATTCTCAATATGTTTATAAAAGAGTATTATTAGATAATCATCGTCATATAGCAATAGATGAAGTATTTGAATTATTGAACGGAATGTAACCTCTTCCATTGTTCTTTCATATTTATACGAGAACAACTAAATTAAATTAAAATGGCAGAAATTCCTATTTGGCCCGGCTCTTCATCTTTTGGATTAATAGACGATCCTACACCTTTTGGTTTTTATGATTCTGATGATGACTTTAGAATAGATGCTGATAAAGTAGCACACTGGTGTGTACAAAGATTAGGATATCCTCTTGTAGACATTGAATTACAAGATATAAATCTTTATTCTTGTTTTGAAGAAGCCACAAGTGAATATGGTTCTCAAGTATATAATGCTACAATAGTATATAATTTTGGCTCTTTAATAAATACAATAACAGGATCTGTAGATCAAACCTTAAATAATATAGTAATAGATTCAAATTATGGAACTAGTGCTGGTGGGGGAGCATCTCAAGAAGCTGCAGGTTCAACAGGTAATGCAGGAACTTCTCCAACAAAAGGTAGAACATTTTCTGGTTCTATAGCTATGAAAGCAGGTCAACAAAATTATGATTTATATGATACTAATGCTAATTCAACAGTAGCAGGTTTAACAGATGCTTCAGGAGCTTCAATAACTGGTAGTATTACTATAACAAGAATATATCATGAAGCTCCAGCAGCAATCAATAGATATTTTGATCCTTACGCAGGTACAGGTACGGGTATACAATCATTAATGCAGTCATTTGGATTTGGTAATTATTCACCAGGTGTAAATTTTATGTTAATGCCTCTATATTTTGATATTTTAAAATTACAAGCAATTGAATTTAATGATCAAATTAGAAAATCAGCATATCATTTTGAATTAGAAAGTGGTAGATATTTAAAAATATTCCCTATACCAACAGGTAATTATACACTTTGGTATGAATTTAAAAATTCTCACAACCCAAATACAGGAGCTACTGGTCCTTCTGTAACTGAAGATGATAGTGGTAATCAAAAACCCTTAGATAGAGTTACAAATATATCTAATGCTAATTACACAGCACCAATTTATGCTTATATAAATGAACCTGGTAGACAATGGATTAGAAAATATTGTTTAGCATTAGCAAAAGAAATGTTAGGAAGTGTAAGAGGTAAATATCAAACAATACCCATTCCTGGTTCAGACACAACTTTAGATTATAGTAGATTATTATCTGAAGCACAAGCAGAAAAAGATAAATTAATTGAAACTTTAAGAACAGATTTAGAATTAACTAGTAAAGAAAAACAATTAGAAAGAGAAGCTTCTGAAAAAGACTTTAGAAAAGCAGCAGCAGGTAATGATCCTGTTTTTATTTATATAGGGTAATGATTAAATTAACAAACATATTAGCAGAAATATTAAATACTTACCAAGTAGAAGCTTATTTATTAACTGATCCTGAATTTAATATTACAGATGTATTAGATCAAATTAGAGCAATAAGAAAAGTAACTATTGTAAGAAATATTACTCCTGAAGAATATTTACAAAGACCAAATGTTGAATATACTTTGGTGTCAATTAAATTTATAACAAGAGGAGATGCTAAACAAGATTTAGAACAATTAAAACAAGACATATTAACATCTGATAGATCTAAAACAGATTTAAGAGTACCAGGTGTTAAATCATTTAAATATAAAATAGAAACCTTAAGAAGACTGTAATGGCATTATTTGGAAAAAATAGAGACATAAATTTGTTCCATACTATAAACAGTGAACTTTTAAAGGACATAATACAAACAGAAATTGCGTATTATAAATTTGCTTTAGAACAAACACAAGCTAATGTTTATGGTGAGTCTATGGGTAAAAATTATTATGAACCCATGAAAATCGCATGTTTAATTAATAGAACAGATCAAGCATGGTCATCTAACGAGTTTGGTTCTGATATTAATCAAAATATTGGTTTTCAGTTTTTAAAAGAAGAATTATTAAATATAAACTTAATACCTGAAGTAGGAGATATATTGCTTTTTAGAAATAACTTTTATGAAGTAGATAGTAAAGTAGAAAATCAACTTATAATGGGTAGAGATAAAGATTATGCTATATCTAAGGAAACAATAAATCATGGAGAAAGCTTTTCTATATTAGTTAATACTCATATATCAAGAGTAGAAAAATTAAATTTAATACCTTTAAGGGGAGGAAAATACCCAACAACTACCCAAGTAGATGGAGGAAATGCAAATAAAGTAGGAAGATTATAAAATGGCAGATAGAAAAAGAATAGATCCTAGAAGACCAATTCCATCAAGTGGATATGATCGTTTACGTGATAATTTATCATCAGGTTTTGCTGATGGATTTCCTGTAAAAAAAGGATCATTTCCTAATGTAGATAATAGACCAAGCATAAATAAAGGAAGATTAACTTCAAGAAAAGACGACACAGTACAAGATGTATCAATTGGTTTACAAGACCACGATGAAGCAATAATGTATTATTTTAATAATGTTATTAAACCTTCAGTTATTGTACAAGGAAATAGAACACCAGTTCCTATAATATATGGTGCTCCTGAAAGATGGAAAGGAGTTCAAAAAGATGGATATTTTAGAGATAAAGAAGGTAAACTTCAAACACCTCTTATAATGTTTAAAAGAGATAGTGTTGAAAAAAGAAGAGATCTTGGAAATAAATTAGATGGAAATAATCCTCAGTTATATTATACATTTCAAGAAAAATATACTAAAAAAAATCGATATGATAATTTTAATATATTACAAAATTCAAAACCTCAAAAAGAATTTCATACTGTTGTAATTCCTGATTTTATTAAATTACAATATACTTGTATAATATGGTGTGATTATGTAGCTCAAATGAATAAATTAATTGAAACAATAAATTATGCATCTGATTCATATTGGGGAGATAAAGAAAAATTTAAATTTAATGCACAAATAGATACTTATAATAATACAACAGAAATATCTCAAGGAGAAAATAGAGTTGTAAAAACTAACTTTGGTTTAACTCTTCAAGGGTATTTAGTACCAGATAGTTTAAATAAAGATTTAGCTAAAAAACCACAAAAATTCTTTAGTAAATCTAGAGTAGTATTTAATAGTGAACTTATAGTTACACCAACAGGAGAACCACTAACAAGAGAACAAGTTAGAGGAGCACCTGTAACAACAAATATACAACAAATAGGAACAGGAGTAGGTTATCAAATATTAGAAGAATCAAATCAAATAGGATAAAATGGCAAAACAAAATAAAACAACATTAAAAGGGTATTTCGAAACAGGAGATGTACCTAACCAAAACCAATATGGAGAACTTATAGATTCTCAATTAAATTTAGCTGAAACAGGAACTCAAACATCAGCAGGAATAATAAGTGCTTCTGGTTTTATTTCTAATGATAATTTAATAGTAAAAGGATATATAAGTGCAAGTGGACATATAAGTGCAAGTGCAATAAGTGCATCAAGTAATATAAATATAGGAGGAAAAATAACAGGACTAACAGGTTCATTTGGCCATATAATGGGAAACTTAGCTGATGGTACTGGTTCTATTTTTATTAATGATAATACAACTTTTAAACAAACTATAACAGCTTCAAGTAATATAAGTGCAAGTGGACATATTTCATGTTCAGGTTTAATAATAGGGGGATCAGAAATAAGAGCATTTAAAGGTAATATAACTGCAAGTGGAACTATTACTGCAGTTGGAGGTATTATAGGGCCTATAACCTCAACAGGAATTACATCTACAGGACCGGGAGTATTTACTACTATAGACACAGGTCAAGGAGCTACTGAAGTTCATTTAATGGATCAAAATGTAAGAGAAGCTGACGCAGTGACTTTTGCAACAGTAGACACAGGTCAAGGTGCAAATGAATTATATGATATGGATCAAAATGTTACAACAACTGCTACACCAACATTTGCAGCTTTAAATATTGGTAAAGTTGCAAAAGGAGGTATTGGGACTTATGGAGGAACTATTGTTGTACCTTCAGGTGGTAAAGCATTTACATTTACATTAACAGGTATCTCAACAATTCCAGGTATTAATTCTGGTCAAATTTCAAAATCAGCACCTACCTTAATTCAAAATGCAAGTGTGGAAGCTACTGATGCTGTTTTAATTAATTGTATAAACCAACAATTATCAGTAACAGCGTTTGGTCAATCAACAGCTGCTGATGCAGGTACTCCTGGTTTTTATATAAATTTATCTAATGATTCCCATCTAGACTTTACAGCAGGAACGGCACAATTTACTGTAGTAGTTTTATAATAAATGGCAACATTAATAAAATGGAACACAGCTAATTTTACTTGGAATAATAATTCTTTTACATGGGAAGATGTAGTATTAGTAAGAAGAGCAGCAGGAGAAGATTGGAATACATGGAAAAAAGAGGACAAACAAAAATTAGTAAAATTAATTTTAAAAATCCATGGAAACACAATAACAGAATCTAAAAAAATAGAAATCAAACAATATAAAATCAAAGCAAAAGATATAAGAATAGTAGTCAAAGAAGTATTAGGAACCCAAATGATCGCTGAAAACGTATCCTTTTAATATTTATAAAATATGTATAAATTATTTACAGACAAAACAGAACTTTTCGAATGTAGTATATCACTACAAGGTGCAAGTTTAAAAAAATCTAAAGCAAGATTAGTAGTAGAAACTCAAGATTATTCATTATTATTTAATGGAACTATTTCTAAAGGGGGTAAATGTGAAATTCCTATTAAAAAATTAAAAGGTTTAATAGATGAAGACACAACAGGTAATATCCGTTTAGAAGTTATTGCAGAAGATACCTTTTTTACACCGTGGGAATCAGATTTTGAAGTAGAAACAAGTAAAAAAGTAACTGTTGAAGTTAAATCACAAACAACTAAAAAACCTATATTAGAAGCTAAAGTAAAGGTAAAAGTTAAAAATGAAAAACCAACAATTACTGAGAAAGATCACGTTTTAAATTTATTTAAACTTTTAATAAAAGACGATATAAACGTAGATAATATTTCTTATAAGCGTAACGCACTAAACAATATAGTAGCAACGTATCTACAAGAAAATCACGTAAAAAATACAAGTAAAATAATAGATGGTGTATTAAAGGTTCTCGAAAAACAAAAATAAAATGGTTATAAATGGCATTAAACGACTTT